CTCTGCCACCACCACCTGTGCCTCAGTCTTCACGTCTTCGCAGTAACACAGAATTATGTCCGCTGGTGCATTCGGTGCGGCGTTGATAACAACCGCCAAGTGTTCGCGGAATCCCGCTGGTGCTGCGGCGTCTGAATTGTGCCCGCTGTCGCCCGTCTTTGTCGCGGTCGGTTTGAATCGTCGCCACAATTTTGGCAGTTGTGACGCGCCACCGTATCCGATGCCTGCGACCAGCAGGACGATTCCGAGGATTTGTTGCAGGGGCAGGTCCACCGTCATTGCGGCACCTTGTTAATGTCGGCCACGCCCTGCCCTAAAATGTAGGCAATCACGATCCCCGTGATCTCCACTGCGGTCTGATCGGGCAGGTCCAACCCGATGCGGCCAGCGAGTAGAACCAGAACGCCAGCGATTGCGGCCAACGCTTTTTTCGATTGCAAAATTTGTCGAACGATATCCATGCGTCACCTCCTGCGTTGACGTTGACAAGATCGGGGCGATCTGTCAAGAGCACTTCGCTTGTTCTGGTTTTTGGTATATTTCAACAAAGTGAGCGGATATGCACAGGTAGGGTTTACCCACCCCTTTCGTCCTTAAAACCGTAACATCCCGTAGGCCTACAAGGGGGTAGAGGGGTAGAGAGTATAGATAGTGTGTACATATAGTACGTTATATATGTTCTATAAGTATTATACTAAGAGAAACACTGCATTCTTCCATCCCAATCCCTACGTGACGAAAGTCCTTCCATCCCGCGATGGATCTGATTCCTAAATTTCGTTACGTGCGCGGTAAGTATTCATCCCTTAGAGAGCACGGATGATAGTCACTGGTCGGCCACCCGTTCCGCGCAGTTCCTGAGTGATCTCATCGCCCAAAACCATGGCCGTCAGAATCTCGTTTCGTTCCCTCTGTTTGAGCCATCTGGTCGCCCGAGTGAGCTCGTTCAGAGTCCATGACTTCTCGGTCCTGATGAGTCTCAGAAGCTTCAGGTGATGCTGCTCGGCCAGGTTGTCACTGAGGTGATCTCCGGCCTTCCTGAGCATCCTCCGGGTCAGCCAGTTGTTCAGTTTGATTGCTCGGTCGGCGTCTTCCATCGAAATGGACGGCAGAAGGCCTCCTGGTGTCCACCTGCTGGCCGCAAACAGCAGAGCTATCTTGTTCGTCTTCTCAGCCACCCGGGACCATATAGCGGCATTCACGGGCTTCTCAGTCTTCCTGCGGTCACTGATCGCCACGGCATGCGTCCTGAGCCTCTCTTCGGCATCCGGGTCTGCTTCTATAGCCTGGGGGCTCCCGCCATCCAGTTCGGCCAGATTGCCGGCCCCGGTCTCTTTATCCATCCAGCCTGCTGCCCGTTCGATGATGTCGTCCGGGATCTCAGCGAACTCAGGATCCTGATAATCCACGTATTCCTCGTTCTCAAAGACCAGGAAGCGACCGATCAGCCCGTTCTGCATCTGGTCGCTGCTGATTGACTCCCAGAACCCGTCCGGGACGCTCGTTCCGTAGACGATGCAGTGCGGGTAGGTCAATTGCTTGACCTTATTTGCGTCGCCGTAGGCGTCTCCGTACCAGATCGAGTCGGTGGAGGTGTAGATTTGCATCAAAACACTGGAGATATTGGTGAGGTGAGGCGATTGCTTCGCGCTCTTCATGCTGGCGAACAGAGCTCCGATCTCGTCAATCTGGAACAGCGTTCGCCAATTGCCTGCCATTGCCGTGACAATGCCGGCATGAGACCCGATGCGTTCAGGGCCGCAACTCTCCGGGTGACCTGCTTTCAGGAGGATTTTCCGGTTCAGCTTCCTCGAGTGATCTTTCCCGGCTCCGCTCGGCGCCAGCCCCATGCAGTACAGATTTGAAGCGGATCCCCGGTAATGCACTTTCCCTGCGGTCACGGTCGACATGAGAGCCAGTGCACCGGCCAGCGCCAGTTCAGGCAGTGGATAGAATGCTGTGGAGAGGTTGTGCTTGACGAGATCCCCGATCAATCCCGGTATTTCGAGGCACAGGTGGTCGTAGGTCGGCGGTAGAGCCTTGAACTCCCTGAACTCCCGCATAATGCCGTCCAGATTAACTCCGTCTTCTGGGGGCATCTGAGGCATCTCAGAGCGTTTCTCTTCTCTGGCCGTCCCGTTGACCCGTGCCGACAGCATGACCTTCTTCAGTTCCCCTTCCGGCAATGGTTCGCCGTTCCGTGAGTTCCATGCCCACATGTTCCGTCAGACCTGATCCTCGTCCAATCGCTCACCCAGATCGCCGGCCATGGCCCAAAGGTGCCCTGCGAGCCTGAACGCGGCATTGTTCCGGTCCCCCGGTCCAGCTGGATCAGCACCGTCCACGTAGTCCTGAGCTCTGTCCTCAAGCATGCCACCCACAGCAACCATCGGTCCCGGAATACTGACCACCGCCTTCGGCATCAAATACTCCCGGCAGATCCACTCCACTGCCGCCTGACCGTTGTGGATCTTCCCGAACCTTGCCCATTCGATGCCGTACACATCCCCGGTAATCGTCCAGAACCTTGAATGGTCATAGACCTCAACCTGCTGTTTCTCACCTCCGAACTGATGCACGCAGCGTGCCCCAGGGGGCTTCGCTCCGCGCGTGATGAGTTTGATGCCTTTGCCGCTCGGGCTGATCTCAGCGTATGCCACTTCCTCCAGATGCTGAAGAATAGGCACGGCCCAATCCCGGATTTCCCCGTTCTCATCGATGCAGTTATCGAGGTCGATGCCCGTGTACGGTTCAGTGATCTCGAATGCGAGGCCGGAGTAACAAGGTGCAGCAGCAACGGCATAATCGAAGTCTGTCCACGTCTCCGGGTCATTCGACTTGGCGGCTGTCCCGTTCACCTGAAGCGGGATCTTGTCCCCGTCCACGTTTTTCCAGCAGTGCCATTGTTTCAGTTCCTTGAGTTCCTGTGGTACGTGGTTCATTGCACGGGTATCCCATCATTGCTTCGAGTTGATCTTCAAGTTCCATAACACGTTTTCTGAGTTGTTTTATTTTGTGCTGTTGGTCTGCTGGTTGGTGAACCTCCGGGTGTCGTCCATCCTTTAATATGAACTTTTCCTCTATCTCTTGGCATACCTCCCAGCATTGTTCCTGAGTACCAACGTAGAGAAGAGAAAAGTCAGAAGGCGTTTTCTTCATTAGCAAACTGAGGTTTTTAATTGAAACATCGACAAGGCGGTCAACCCGAAACCATCGCTGTCGGGGTGAGTACTCAACTACCCATAATTCCGGTGATGTGTTTTCATTCGCCGCACTCTCACTGGAAGGTTCGATAAGACATATCCAGTCCGTGCCTACGATGGCATTGGCACTAACTGCTACACCGTAAGCTGGTCGTCCTTTTGTATGTCGCATCACTTCTATTAGTTTACCAGCTTCAAACAATTCTTTTAAAATTCTTCTTCGCTCAGTGGGGGTGGCCCATCGTGTACATTGACCGAGTTCAGCAATAGACATATGACCACTGGCACTGACGATGTTCAGAAGTCGCTGAGTATTGAGAGTATTGAGATAGTGTTGACTCATCTCTCCTCCTTAAAAAGGCACATCGTCATCTGTGAACGCTCCTGCCGGTGTCTGGCATGCCCCGAGGTCTGGTTTCTCGTCATTGAACTCAACCTGTCGGATTCGTTTCCATCGGCCTTCCTGTTGAGTCGTCAGGAACATGGGCATGCGGCATGCTTTGTTGTCGAGCGCCCAAATCGCTTCTTCGACTGTCTCAGGCATCGGTGCATTTGAATGAGCCTCCCACCATGCGATTGCCTTCGTCCGTGCGAACGCAGTATGCTCAACGCAGACCCATTCCTGAATCCGTTCTTCAGTCAGGTTGCCCATGCCTTCACCAAGTGGTTGGCAGTAGTAATCGATCCGCAGCGTGGGAGGTGCTCCTTCTGCCGCTCCGCGTTTCTTGTGAAGTGCCCAACTCACCGACGTGACTTCCCATTGCTCTGGCCCCGGACTTCCCGTCAGCTGGGAGTCTTCATCTGCACGGGTCTCATGCTTCGGCTTGTCTTCCTGTGGGAACCTGAACCCACATTCCGGGCAGGTCTGGTATCCAATCGAGACATCGTTCTGGCAGTTCGGACAGACCTTTGTGTCACCTTCGCCTTCGCCGTCGCCGTCGCTCTCCGTCACTTCATCTCGACCGTACTCAGGGTCATCGAGTGACCCATGTCGTTTGATATTTTCTCCGAAGTCGAGAACGAGACAATTATCTTTGGATTCATGCATGCGAAGTCCACGTCCGACGATCTGAGCGAACAGTCCCGGTGACATGGTAGCACGTAACACGGCAATCGCGTCAATACAAGGTGCATCGAATCCGGTTGTAAGCACGGAGCAATTCACCAACCAGCGGAGTTTTCCTTCCCGAAAGTCGGTCAGATATTTTTCCCGCAGCATGTGGAACGTATCGCCCGTGATCAGTCCGACTTCCTCACCCGTCAGGTTCTGCAGCGTCTCAGTGATGTGTTCGGCATGACTTACGCCGGCACTAAAGACCAGAATGCTTTTTCTGTCAGCACATTTCGTGACGGTCTCGCGGCATGCTTCCATGACATGCACATCAGTGTCGAATGCTTTTTCAGCTTCCCCCGGAACGAACTCACCGCCTCGCACTTTGATTTGTGAAGTGTCGACGGTCGCTTCTGCTGGCTTGTTCGTGATCGGGCAGAGGTACTGTTCTTCAATGAGGCGACCTGTCTGAGATTCGTAACAGATCTCCTGAAATAGTTTCTCAGGGCCGCAGACGGTTCCTTCGCCCGTCCGGTACGGAGTCGCGGTCAGTCCGACGAGCCGCGACTTGTGATTCAGTTCCCGGATGCCGTGCAGGAACTTACCATACATGGAACTATCGTTGTCCCCGACCAGATGCACTTCATCGATGATGATGAGCTCACGTCGACCGAACTTCGCGGCATCGCGATAGACGGATTGAATCCCGCAGCAGATCACGTCGTGATCATAGTCACGGGTCTTGAGACCGGCAGAGTTGATACCGATATCGATGTCAGGCAGGATTGTCTGGATCTTCTCAGCGTTCTGCTGGATGAGTTCTTTCCGATGCTGCAGGACAAGGACGCGGGCATCGTATTCTCTGGCCTGTGATACCAGCATGGCGATGACCAGTGACTTACCAGCGCCGGTCGGCAGGACGATGACTGGCGAGCCTTCGTTGTATCTCAGGTGATCCCATGCGGCGTCATGAGATTCCTGTTGATAATAGCGCGGGATCATGTGGCCTCCAAACAAAAACAAAGGCCACCCCGTCACAGGGACGGAGCGGCCAGGGGGACAGGAGGCCTTTAGAACGGCGATTCCTTCTCAGCAGGTTTATCCTCGAACGCCTGTTCAACCATGCTCGGCTGGGCAGTTCGGGCCTTGTAGCCAGTTACTTCGTTCTGGTTATTCCCTTCCCTGTCCTTCACTACTTTCACGGTCGCCATCAGTGGCTTCGTGTGAAGTTCGGCAGAGTCCTTCGGTTCAAGTACTCCGACCGCTCGGCAGATTGCCGACAGTGTCCCTTTGGCGATCCTCACTGCATCAGCACTCGGGTTCTGCAGGTTCAGTCGGTCGAATAGACGACGGTTCTGATACGTGCCTTCGAGCACCTGCAACTGTAGCTCGAGGTATTTACCCGTCCCTGCTTTGGTTGCTTTCAATTCTGACGCGATGATGATCACGGGGTAGTCCCCCGCTGGCAGCGCGGTGAACGCTTCGTTCGGTTCAACTTCTGCAGCATTGAACCCATCAAGATTACCCATAACTCACTTCTCCTAAACTAAAGAAACAGAAACCACTCACTCACTTACTTCTTCGATGACCCATTAACGACAATGCCGTCGACATTGCCTGTGAAACATTTCGCATACGAGTCCCAGTCGAATGGAATCTCGGGAGGCATCGCCAGGCGGCTTTTTGCCTGGACCGCTGCCGTCTCCTGCGTCCGCACATAGCGTTCTCCATCGCTCACAGAGATTGTTCGCTTCTTGTTGAAGCCTTGATCCTCCTGTCGAGTGAACACCCGATAGGAGGCGAACAGCACTTCATCGCACCATTCCTGAATCAGGGCCGAGGCCAGAGGATGAAGTGCCGGCTGATAGCGGTCGTAGCTATCCTGCTCCGGGCTCTCGAATCGTTTGATGTCGGCATGAGCCAACAGGATGATGCCCATGCCACGTTCGGAACGCAACCAGTCCAGAGCGAACAGGACGCGATCCCAGAAGGATAATGCCTGTTTGTAACCTGCTCCGTACCCGATGTCAGCGATGTTATCCTTGCTCGCCTTGAGGGCCACTTCCTTCCAGATCAGTTTTTCCAGCCAGTCAGCGGTATCGATGGACACAAACTTGAATTTGTGTTTTTCCTCTGCCAGCCAACGCAGGGCATCCATGACGTGATCGAAGTCAGTGATCAGGTCCGACCTGCTGCAATCGATATCGTTCAGCCCATCTTCGAGGTTGAGGAACAGCACCTCCGGTGCCTTTGATGCCCACGTCGATTTCCCTACGCCATGAACTCCATAGAGCATGGTTCGCCGTGGCACGTTTTTCTTTCCGGTCGTAATCTTCATCTCTTTTCCTTCTTCAAAATTGACAAAACACCTTCTAACTCACGCTTCACTTCATCTCTTTTTTTTGCGGTGACCAGCAGGCATCGAATCAGTTCATCGGCCTGTGGCATGTCTTCAATTTGTTTCAGTATTGCACGCTCGTAGAGTATCCAGTCGCGGCGGGAATGGTCTTCAGGGTATTCCCGTTGCGGTATCGGACGTTCGCGAGGTTCGTCGAGCAGCATTAGATATTCGTGGATGCCGACGTTTGGTGGTATGCGGGTTGTGTCAATCATTTCCAGACCTCCAGACAATGTGCAACGACACCATGTCCAGTGCCGCACAGAATAAACACCTCAACAATGACACCACAGATCCCGCCTTGCAGCAACCAGAACCAGAGCGGTTCACCGAATAGTTTTTTACACATCAGCCAATCCTCCCAAGCACCCATCGACCCATTTACAGACCATTCCAAACTCACCTTCAAACATCTGCGGAGTGACGCGGATCACTTTCCATCCAAGTGACGTGGCGCTGTTGTATTTGTGCATGTCAGCGATCATTCCTTTACCTCTGGAGTGACGCCCCCTGACGAATACGCCACCTTCAATTTCAATAGCCACCTGTGCGTTCGGAGCGGCGAAGTCAAACCGCCACTTACGTTCCGGGTGGAACCTGTGTTCCCGCGTCCAGTCGACGTACGGCCACTCCATCTTGAGGGCTTCAAGGTAAATGAGGTCACGTTGTTTGGTCATTCGTCCGCCCCGAAGCATTCGGCGGCTGTGAACAGCGCGGGTTGTGGTTCCATGCAACTACACTGTGATTTCCACCGGTTGTCGAATATCCGCCCGGCTTCAACGTCTGTCCGTAATTGCGACAACGGGTAATTGCTGCCGCCGCTGTTTGATTGATCCCGCAGCATTGTGAACCCTGTTTTTTTCACAAACGCCGCTTCGCGTTTTTCCGCATAGGCAAACCCGTCCGGGTTTAGTTTCAGGATTGCCGCCCACTGATTCAGCCCTGCTAATATGCAACCGGATTGCAGGCAGTTGTTGTGCCCGTGTCCCTCGCTGTACGTTTCGCATCGCCTGATTCCTAACGCTTCCAAT